CTGGCCACAATCAGTACTAACATGACATCCTTGGAGAAAACCCACTAATCAGCACCATCAAACCCCGTACGGGCCCGGTGGCATCAATGACGGAGGTGTGGGGACAATAAACCTCAACCTTACGTAATTGAGACAATCGCTGTGAGGGACCATCCTAGGATGATCAGGACCCCACTTAGGATAGTTGGCAAAACCGGCTGGGCCGAATTCTTCGTTAAACCAGTCAAGAACTGGCTTTGACCAAGAAAACTTCCAACTAACTACCTTAACGAATTTCTTACAACTACGTTTAGATGAGATCAGGGGGGGGAGGGGAGGACGTCCTCGGCGGCGAATAGACTTTGTCTGCGGACCAGGCAAGACTTCTACTGATTTCCGACATCCGCCAGTTAGGGAATTTTCCCAAACAGGTCTACTGTCGAAAACAAGAGGCTTACCAGTCCAATAGGCTAATCTACGCCGTTCTGCTTCTGAGTGTGCTTCGTCAACGATTTTGAACAGATCCTCACGGGGAGCATCCGTAACGATGACTTCATCGGCACGTGAAACCCCAGTTAAGATAGGTGGTACAGGGGTAGACCCCCGCCACCTTCGAAACCAAGATCTCTTCATAAGCCCTGAGACAACATATCGGGGAACGTTAGCCACGCAAAAGTCCCGAAGGACAATCTCGTGCCGGGCTAGAACCGACACAGCGTACTGTCGTACACTATGACGCATTTCTTTTGTTCCTTTCCATACCTCCCCGAGGAGATCGACGCAATCATTCCTGAAGGGCCGAAGGAAAGAGAGACAGTGACGAGGGACACAAGTAGAAGAAGGTACGTGGTAAGGCTGACTATTAAGGTCGAGCCAGGTTTCAGAGAAACCGGTCTTTTGGCGATTGACTACAAGTCCGAAGGTTGAAGTAACTTTTTCCCAAAGAGAGAAAAAGTCCCTATCTCCAGCGAACATGCAATCATCACCATTGAACCTACCTACCCTCCTCTTTCCCGCGCCCCAAGTTAAGTCACAGCAAATGTCGTAGCAAGCCTTGTTGATGAGGCAGAGTATAGGGAAACTCATGAGATTCCCCATCATCTGCTTCCTTGTCAATAATGTTCTAGTCTTACGAGACTTAGACATCAAGTGAAGGTCGCCCACTGCTGCTAACATAATCCCTCTTTCCTCGCAGGTCAAATCTTCACACTCAGCTAAAACCGACGTAACCGCCTCAGTTACCCAAGGCAATATGTTATCGGTCGCCGCAGAATAATCGCCGGAGATAAAAGACTCTCCTTTGCCTACATCTGCAACAATAGCTGCGAAGTCTGACTTTAAAACGTCTCCTCGTACACACCAGCCGAACGAAGTAATATGATCATAGAGTGCTTCGTGAACGGGAACTAAAACCCGTTTAACACGTGCACTCTGCATCGTAACTACCCTAAGCTTACCCTTTTGTTTGGCAACGCCAACTCTGAGTTCGGAAATGTCTCCGTAGAGATCAGCCCCGACAGAGATAGTGCCGCCATTAAAACGGGTTTGCTCTAAGCAGCCGTTCTGGTCAGTGTACCCCCCCCACTCACTTTCCCCTCTCACTCGCGAGCGACTACTGGATAGTTGCTTACCCCATCCCGAGACCAGTTCTCTAACACGCTCTTTAAGGACCCACGACGGATCGTGAGCCCAGGACCGGTCAAGATCGGGTACAGGGCGAGTACAAGCTTCTATCCAAGAAGCTCTCGCTTTCTGTGCCGCGGCTACATCGCAACCTGAGCAAGGAACGTCAAAGATCCTAACGCAAGATTTTAAAGCTATCTTGCATTCCCTTTTTCGAAACTCACCCAAGTCATGCCCCACGGAGGCACATACTCCGTCAAAAGATGCCCGAGCTGCTAAACAATCCGATCCCCAAAATTGGGGACGTGGAATAATGAGATCAAACTCAAGTTCCACTAAACGGATTGCTTTGCACAAGGCTTTCGCGATGGACCCTACTGCTGGACAGTGGGCTGTTGCGGATGCAGAAGCATCAACCATAAGACC